ATCTAGGGCTTATTGTAAGGATGTTTTGTCTGCTCTTGAGAATACCTTTGATAATGGCCATGATTCAATCAATAGAGAAGCTAATCAGGAATATTTAAGATTAAAGGGCAAATCGTCAACCACATCTACCAGCGCAGAAGGGACGACGATTCCAATGGCGCTGTATTCGGATTATAAGACGATGAATGCCTTAAAACAGCTGCAAGGCTCGATGTACCAAATGATTTCAAAAAATGTATTTTTTGAATCAACGATTGAGGGGCTTTCAAAGTCGACAGTAAATATTTATAATTCTGCTAACTCCAACAAAATAAAATCGGCGAATGTTAGTCAAAAATCATCGTTGCAAACCCAAATGGATCAGGCGTTACTTAGGGGAGACATTAAAACCGCAACATCGCTTAGAACTCAACTGGACAATTTGACTAGAAGCGAATCAAGGAGGCGTACTTCTACAAACAATGTGACATTCATTAATGCGAAGTACACGACTACAAAAATCGTCGAATCTGGGCATACGATTCAGACAATAGCCATTCAGCATTTAAAAAATATAGACGCATATCGTGATTTAATTCTGATCAATAATTTAATCTATCCATATGTCAGTTCGGTCTTTGTTGATGAAGCCGACAAGGTAGTCGGGGTTTTATATCCAGGTGACAAGATATATATTCCGCAAGCTGGATCTCCAGGTTCTCCCACATCTGTTGGAAATTCTTCTGGCTATCCGATAACATATGGTCAAGATTTAGTCGAATTACAATACGGTGTGGATATTAAATTGACTGAAGATTTTGATATCGCGCTTGATGTTACGGGAGATGCGAAGCTGGTTTCTGGCCAATCAAATGTGGCGCAGGCTTTACTTTTGAAACTCCTATACGAAAGAGGCTCGTTAAAAAGACATCCAGGTATTGGAACTCGTATTCAGATTGGTAGTAAGGGAACCGATACAAGGCAAACTTTACAAGATGTAAGGCAGTCATTACTGACAGATTCAAGATTAGACGCAATTTTGTTTTCTGAAATTACTCAGGAGAGTTCTGCTATATCAATGAATTTTATTCTTCGATTAATTGGCGCTGACCAGCCGGTAGCGTTTCCCGTTAGGCTTCAGGAGTAAACAATGGCTTATTTTGTTCCAAGGACGTTTCCGGTTATTTTTTCAGATATGGTTGCTATGCTATTACAAAAAACAGCATTAACCGATTTGAACTATGGTTCAGTTTTTACAACGCTACTTGAGGTCGCTGCCCAAGAGGATGATGAGCAATACTTCCAGATGATGGAAATTATTCGAGGTTATCAGCTCGACACGACAACAGACGCTGATCTTGATAATAGAGCAAGTGAATATGGAGTCACAAGGCTCTCTGCTCAGACATCATCGACCGATGTCGTTATCGGCGATAGTTCTTTTGATAAGGTCGAAACGACGGTATATGCAGGATTGCCTGGAGCTATTGCTGGCGCTCAAACCATCAATGGGGCGAGTAATACTGACTTCCTTTCCGCTGGTAGCATTGTTATCGGGCGGGGGACATCTCGCGTTGAAACAATCCCATACTGGTCAATAACCGATAATGAGACATATTTTACATTTAAACTAGGAGTGTCGGTTGGATCGCCATCATCCCTCGCTTATGATCACGGGACAGACGAAACAATTATTTTATCTCAGGGCGGAGATAGAGCAATTAACTCTGGAACGGTCGTTAGAGTCCCTTCGTCGGATTTATTATCTGCAATAGCATTTACACTCGATGAAGCCGGAGTCATTCTTGATGGAGAGGTTGAATCGGAATTAATTCCAGTCACAGCGTCTGAGGCGGGGACAATTGGCAATGTGCCTATCGGAGCCATCAGTAGTTTTTCTTCCGCTCCATTCTCTGGCGCTACGGTAACAAACCCATCTAGAGTCACAAACGGCACTGATAATGAATCTGACCAGGATCTTCGAGACAGGATTAAGGATACTGTCCAGACGCTTTCGAGAGGGACACCTAAGTCGATTATGTCTGGAGTTCTGGGAGCTACAAGCGAGAACAAGCGAGTCGTATCTGCGACAATGCGAGATGCGACGGTTCCAACCGATATCGTCAAAGTTTATATTGACGACGGCACGGGATTTATCCCGTCATATAGTCACGTTGGTTTTGAAGAAGTTGTGGCGTCGGCACAAGGTGGCGAGAAATATCTCAGCATTGACAACACTCCAATAGTGAAGGCGTTCGCTGAAGTCCAGACGCTTGAGCCTTATATCATGACTGGAGTTACAGGAGGCACCGGAGGCGTATTAAACATTGAGGTCGGTGGCATTCCTGAGACAGTTCAGTTTCAATTGGGGGATTTTGTATCTGCTATTGCAGCGACCGCCCAAGAAGTTCTAACAAAAATAAACAGCGAATCTGAATTGGTTGAGGCAAGGGCCACTAATGATGGGTCTGGTTTCAGAATTTTTGCTAGAAATGACAGTGGAGAGGAACTTCAAATTGTTTCATCTGGAACAACTGGAGACACTAATAACTCTTTTAATTTCCCGACAGATCTAAAATATACAACTAAACTGTATTTGCTGAGAGATAATATTCTTAGGCTCCTTAGCAAAGATGGTAAAACTGCTACCGTTGAATCGGGATTGGCCGGTCCATATACGATGACAACGGGATTGCTTTTAACTTTGATTGTTGATGGGGCGACAGAAACGATTCATAAGATTTGGTTTAACGATGCGGCTCTATCTACTGTGGACGATATTGTTGCTTATATTAATGCGAAGGCTTCTGGATTTATTGCAACGGCTTCGTCTAGTGGGACCAGAGTTTCACTTTCTAGCGGAAGATCTAATAGTGTTGACTCTAAAGTCCATGTATTAGATTATTTTGATATAGTCAATATTAATGGTTCAACTGGAGCAACCGACGATACTACTAGGAATTATTTTGTTGCTGACAATGACAATGTGATTTTGTCTTCCGCAACTCCATTCGATTCGATTTATTTTACGTTAATGAATGCGACCGGAGTCCATCCATCTGCTTCTATTGCTCCAACCTTTGAATATCAAAGAGTAGGAGGAGGTTGGGAATCATTTGGCGTTATAGATGAAACTGACGGGTTTCAAGGGACCGGGCATATTTTATTCCAAGCGACTCCAGACTGGACGAATGCATATGGTCATTACGAAGTGAGGATAACAAGAACTCAAAACTCTGTGAATTATCCTCCGCAGGGATATATGAGGATGTCGAGCGCAAATGGCGTGTTTGAGTTTCCGACAACAGAAGTGATTGGGGAAGATAAAGATTACTCTTTAAATCGATTCCTTGGTCAGATAGAGCTTGAGTCGCCATTGCTCGCAGGAGATGCGGTTGTCCTAGGGCTTGACAATGAGGGCGTATATGAATCTAGGGCGTTTGTCGCAACTCCATATTCGGGTGGTTATACTGGACTGACTGGCGAGGTTTTTACCTTTTATGACTCCGGTGTTACAGGAACGGTAACTTTTCCTGGAAGTACGGGGATGACTCCAGCTCAAGTGGCGGCTGCAATTAATGCTCAAGTGTCTGGTTCATATGCGTCAGAAGCCGATGGAGTAATAAGACTTGGAACGAATAGGATCAATGGCGGAAGCATCTTGGTTACTGGCTCTGCCGCGAATGATATTCTCGGATTTTCGACCACTCAAGTTGACAATTTTGTTTCTCATCAACCTGCCGTTGAAAGTGCCGCGACTACCGGATTAGCATTTGAGGTTGATGATACTCTGATCGTTGTCATTGATGATGCAACGGAAGGTATTTCTGTCCCGGTATTTCGTGGAGCAACCATAAGCGCGACAGGCACAACTGGAGCTATGATTTGTTCTGAACTGACCGCCATTTTCCCTACAGATGCAGAGCTGGCTGGGTATTCGTTCGAGATTCTTGATGGCAGTTATATTGGAGTGACGGGTGCGGTCGAATCGTTTGATAGTTCAGCGGCTACCATATCTGTTAATCCGCACTTTAGTCCTATCGCTGCGATAGCGGCTACTGGATATATTGAAGCGGCTGGAGTGACCGGGATCGTATTGACAGCGAAGACTGCTGGTATAACTGGAAACAATATAACGATTGAAGTTAGAGCTAAGTCGGGCGGACATAAAACAGTTTTAATCAGCAATGGAATAACAGGGAACGCCTATGCCACAGACTTTCTCTATCCAACGGCGATAAGTGCGACTGGACAGATTGCGTCGGCAGGGACAGCAATCTCATTGACAGCTGTAACCGCTGGTGAAGCTGGAAATAACATAACTGCTGTTGTCTCAGACATCTGGGGTGGTGGCCATAATGTTTTGATCAGCGATGGAATAACTGGGAACGTCTATTTTTCATTTGAACCATATCCGACATCAACAGGACAGACCGGAGACATTGTAGCCGGAATTAACGCCAATAATAATCTATGCAGTGCGACAGGAGCGACATCATATATATCTGGGTTGATAACTGGTACTTACGGTTTCGCTGGTGGAGTAGGCAGAGTTGGAGACATAGTCGCGGGAATAACCGCTAGTAGCTTATGTTATGCGGCAGGGGCAACGTCGTATACGAATGAATTAACGGTAGGTGATTATGCCCTCACTGGTGGAGCAAATGCTACAACGGTGCCAGCGATTGGAGATACTATTCAATTGTTCCCCACAACAACATCCATGTTAGTTGATTTTTGGAACAATAGTCTTGTAAGCGCGGAGATAAATCTTCTTTTAGCTGTAGCGGATATAGAATTGCTTTCTAACGGCGAGGTTCAAATCTCATCTAAAGCTCTTAGCGAAGATGCTTCAGTGTTTATTTCTGGTGGAAATGCAAACGCGCAACTATTGTTTTCTGCGATTAAAGTCATTGGTGTTGATGCGTATAGGTATTTCACTGGCCTTGCAAGAGAGGTGCAGTGGATAATAGATGGTAGACTTACTGATCAAGAAAATTATCCTGGGCTAAGAGCGGCCGGTGTCCAGATTGAGGTAGTTGAATCGGTTGTTGTCCCGGTTTATATCGATCTCACTGTGGATTCTTTGTCCGGGTCAAACTTGTCTACTCTCACAAACGAAATAAAATCTTCAGTTTCAAATTACATTAATAAATTGGCGGTTGGTGATGACGTTTTGCTGTCTGAGATAATTGTTGCAGTTAAAAAAGTTAGTGGCGTGTATGATGTTGAAGTGACGGGTGTAAATAATGTTGCTGAGAATCTTTTGATCTCTGATAACCAGCTCGCCAGAACGTCGGATGATAAAGTAACGATCACTGGTGCCTGATAGGGAGCGCGTTTATGTCATTAAAACTTATAAAAATGCAGAGACACGTTCCGTCTGTGTTTAGGCCAAGTGCCAACATAAACATCAAAGGACTTCTCACGGCGTGGGCTACCGAAGACGATTTGACTGTTGCTGCTATTTTTGATGCCAAGGAGCAGCTTTATGTTGCGACGGCTCAATTGGACTATCTTGACGCGCTTGCAAACAATGTTGGGGTATTTAGGCCGCAGTTTTTTAATTTATCAGACACCCTATTCCGGCAGCTTGTCCCTCTGCTTTCTTATCGTCCAAAGCAGGTTGTCCCTACGATTTATAGCGTGTTAGAAATATTTTTTGGGGCAGCAAATCCAGATATTTTAGTTAATGAAATATCTCCGAACGAATTAAATATCCAGATCCCATCTGCGATTGTTGCGTTTCGTCGTAGCCTCAAGGGTGCTACCCACCTTCACTGTTATAATGGGACAATAACTGCGATAGATAATTCCGCTGCAAAACTTATAACGGTCGACATGTACGGCGATTCAAAAGTTCTTGGGCTTGACGAGCTGGTCGATGGAACTTTCGGACAGGGAAATGAATCAGAAGAAATATTGGGGAATGCGACAGGATCAACTGGTGTCGATTTTCATTTTTCTGAAGGCGCTGATTTAACTAAATTTGCCACTGGTCAATTCGTCGCTACTCATCCGACTTATCTGGGGTCTTACATCCCTAACCCAGACGCTTTTTATACCGTAACAAAATTAAATGGTGTTTTGGGTGAGAATTTAACGGCAGGTTCCTCATCTCCTGGTCTACTTGTTATGACCGATGCGTCTGAGATACCAGATGTCAATGGGTATCTGTCCATTGACTTCGGTGGTGAAAACGAAGAGATGGGGATTGCTTACTATAGCCGACCGAACAATGGGGCGCTATCTATAGATCCCGCGCATGTATTCGTGAACAACCATGTTGCTGGAGAAATAGTGAACGTTATTGTGCGACCATATCGAGAGCCAAGGGTGAACGGAGATGACTATTCGGCCTATCTGGCTGATGTGCTTTTCGCAAGGATATTAGCTCAAGAGATCGTGGAGTCATTGGTCGCGGCAGGTGTCGTGATCAATTGGACTATCGTTGGGCCTGTAATAAATTGTTAAAAGAGAGGAATGAATAATGCAGAAACGTCAAAGATTCGTAGCAGACCAAAGATACGATCTCAGCAATTTAGATGCACAAATGCAATATGTTGCTAATGAGTTTTACAAATACAATCAGCAATTTATTTGTGCCAGTAGTAAAGTGATCAAGGGTTGGGCAGTGATTGCAGGCTCTGGTCTCGAAGCGAAGGTCATTAATACAGCCGGGTCTTTGCTTATTACATCAGAAAGCGATCCTACTTCCGGCACTGCTGGATATCCTGCAATAGTAGAAGATGTGGCTACGCATACGGTCGTTTTGGTTGACGATTCGGTTAACCGGATTGAAGTCGAATTGAATACCGCTTTGACAGGAGCTGAAACGGTATCACTTTGGGATCCAACCGCTGGCGTTGGGGCTGAATACACGCAGGAGATTGACACTGTTGCTTGCCTTAGCACTCCAACTTTAGTTAATTCGGGTACATCTTGGAGCGCAGCTTCAAATCGAATACCGCTTGCAACGATTACGGTCACAGGTGGATCTCTTTCGATCGTTGATGCCAGAGAAATGCTGTGGGAGCTGGGAGCTGACTGGACCTTTGGAGGGACTGATCGAACAATTTACAACATGAAGAATGATTCTGACGCGATCAAGACTGCCATTAAAAAGATGAAAGAGTTTTCTGGTCGAACAATCAATTGGTATACCGAGCAGGGCATTTCTACTTTGGATCTTCTTGAGCGAATTAATTATATGCTTGTCGATGGTGGAGTTATTTCTTGGGTCGGTGGATCTTTAGCTTGGACTCAGGATTTTCACATCATTGTCCCCGGCAGAAACTATGTTTATACGATTGATGCCCAGTCGGTTTCTGTCGCCGACGCTCATCTCGTATATGTCACTTTGCCAGTAGGAGGAACCACTCCTCCTGGATCGTTGACGGTTTCTGTTTGTGAGCCGGACGAATATCTTATAGATGAGAGCAATACTCGTTTTTATATTATCGCATATCGATCTGGGACGAAAATCTATGTCGGTAACGGCTGGCAATCGATTGAACTCGAAGCCGATGAGTCGGGAGCATTAGGCGATG